AACTCCTGATACGCCTGTCTGACCATGTGCGAAGGAAGGGAAGCCAGTTGATTCATCTGATAGTTGCCTTGCCTTGTCGAACATCTGCATGTTCTCGTTACTTACATTGGGGAACTTGGTGCCAAAGATGGCCTGCCCAGGTGCTCCCCCCATTCTGCGTAGGCCTTTGCCTGGGTAGATAGAAAGGTCTTGCCCAGGAGCTAGGTTTGTTTCATCTACTTCAATAAGCAAATTACCTGAAAGTGCAGCATTATCTACACTCATACGCATAAACCCATTCATTAGGGTCTGTGTATCATCCATATTCTCTGCTATACCTACCCCAAAGAATGAGTAAGGATTTACTTCGTATGGGACAGCATAGTATGGAAGGATAGCAGGAGTAAAAGGATTCATTACAAGACGTAGAACTTGACCATTACAGATCCAGATATTTACTGAAACTTGATCTTGATCTTTTAATTCTTTTGGAATGTCTACATCATGATCTTTTAAAATGTCTACGTCTACGTATCCCCAGAACTCTAGAACAGAATATCTTTCTGCTCTAGTTTCTTGGTCTGCATCTTCCATAACTTGCTCCCACCACTCTTTAGTGTAGGATTCTCCAAGTTCTACTGCAAGATCAATAGCGTTAGATCTGAAGAAAGGTCTGTTCTTTAGACCTCTCATTTGAGAACGAGACATCTTATGACGTTCTACAACGTATTCTGCTTCATCCATGTTGTTAGCATCTGGATCAGGGTAGAAGTTCCAGATACTTACAGATGAAGTCTGTGGAATAGTTTTATACATAGGGGAGTAGTTCCCCTCATCATCCCAGTTAGGGTACTCTTTATCTAGAGCAAATGGCCCCTTCATAATACCTGTACCAAAGAGAGCAGTCTCAAAGGCTGTATTACGTAGTTGCTTGCTTGCGTTAGATTCTTCTAACTGATCATGAATTTTCTTTTCCATCTTCTTAGCTGCTACCATAGCAGGATGGAAAGTAGGCTGTGTAGGTGTAGTACCTGGACCTTCTTTAAGATCATCCATCACAGGTTCTAGTTTAGTTTTAAGACCACCTAGACGTTCACGTAGATCAATAATTGTTTCACCAGGTCTTAACTTTGTGTCTTCTGGTGACATCTCAGGTGCTTGACCTGCTGCTTGTTTAAGCTGTGGGTTAGCTTCAAAGTGAACAGCCTCTGCAACTCCATCAGGAAGTTTAGTAGGATTGATGCTGATAGGAAACTTGTGAGAACCAAACAGAACGTCTACCATCTGACCGTATGCTGCTAAAACTTTGGTCTTAGTAACTTTAACAAATACACGAGACTTTTCTGTAGACGTAAATTGTACATCAGGACCGTAGATACCTCTGTAGTTTTGGTATGCTTTAATCCATCTTTGTTCGTCTGTGTATCTAGCTTTCTCAGCTTTACTGTAACGATCTTCTACGAAGCCTACAATAGTTCCTACAGTTGGGTCACTAAAGACTTCTTCTTCAGATATATCATCTGCGTAGGAGGACGTTGCCTCATCAATAGACAATTCGTCTGATTCAAAAATGTCATCTTCTTCCATAGGGATTCCTTAATAACCAAATGTGGGGTCTGAAGCCTGAAAGCCACTTCTCTGTGAGGAGGGATCAAAATCAAATATGTTACTTCTTGGCCTTGTCATTACACCATATCTTAGAGCATCATACAAGTGATCTTCAGAGTTTGTGTCTACGTCCTCAGGGTTTCTTTTATCTAGAGGAATAGAGGGAAGCTGAGATATAAGATGAGTGCAATTAGAAAATATGACAAGTCTTGGTTCCTCTGTAAACTCATCTATCTGTAAACGTCTGTGTAGTTCATTCTTACCTGCTACACGAGAACCTTTAGATCTGTCTGCTGGTCTCCATCGACAACCTCTCATAATCATCTGTTCAGCAAGGCTAGGGCCAGTATCACCACGATTATGCCAAAGAGAAGAGTCAAGAACTCCATACCTGATCTTCTCCTCTTGTTCAATGTCCAGGATCATGTCAGCCAAATCAGTGGCTATTATCTTAGATACATACAACTCTCTGTACACAATTAGCTGTTCAGATCCTGGAACAACTGCAAACCAGACTACACCAGTATAGGAACCATAGCCATAGTCACAAGCTCTGAAACGAACCCAGTTACTTGGTATGTCGAATGGTTCAACAACGTGTATGCGTCTGTTAAACTCTGGGAAAGCTGCTCCTTCGTTAATGTCCCAGTCACCTTCAAGCAACTGTCTTCGCTGATGTTCAGGCAAAGATAATAGGTTGGCTTCATACATTCCATCCTCAGATAGATAAGGGTTGTCAAAGAGAGTAGCAGGAATAAACTTACGTTTAAATAGAGGCTCACCCTCTCGACTATGGCCCTTAGGCCAACAGATTGTTTCACCTTGTTCATCTGTAGCCCAGAATGGTTTGTCTGGAATACTGGGATCAATGAAGTGTTTCTTTACCCATTGGTGTCCTGGGCCACCTGGGTTGGATGTTGCTCTCATGTAGAGAGGTAATCCACTGGCTTTTGTAGCACGTAGACGTGACCTCATATAGTTCCAGGCATAGGGGCTAGGCCACTGTGTGAGTTCGTCAAAGCCAATCCAGTTAAAGGCTTGACCTTGGTATCTCATAACGTCATCGTCACGGTCAAGGTAAGACATCCAGAGTGTTGCACCGTTGGGTGCTACCCAAGTCTTGTCCCTCTCCATAAACTTAATTCCAGGGATGGCCTGAGGATAAAGCTGCTTACTTACAGATATAAGTTCTCTAAGCTCTTCTGTAGACCTACGAACAAGTAGCATTCGTGCATGTGGATTTGCAAAGTACCTAACTGGGTCTGCAACCATTGCATACGATTTACCACCACCTGCTGCCCCTCCATAAAGTACCTCTTGTTCTGTAGCTGCTAGGAACCTAGTCTGTGGACCTGGGTTTGGCTCGAAGATCACCTTTTGTTTGACCACAGAAGGGGCAACACTCTCCATCTCTGAGTTCGATGTACTCTTCGTCTGTGTCGAGACTTCTGGTGTGTTTGCCACCAAGTCTTTCTTCTTCGATCTTCTTGCTCTTCCTCGACGCTTCTTTATACTTTTTGGCATACTGACGGTAGTTGCTTGAAGACCTTCGCCTTTTTTCTTCCATTCTGACACGTTTATATAACCCTACATGTGAGATGTTTCTACCAGACTGCTCAGACAACCACTTAGCTACTTGTCTAACACTGTATTCTTTAAGAAACAACTTTGCTTTTTCTAAAAGTTCTAGTTCTTCAGGGATTGGAATCAGAAGCATTTCGTCTTCTTCATCCTGTTTGTAACCAAATGGTACGTGTCTTCCTACTCTTATAACAGGATACCACTCTCCATTCTCTCCTTGAAGTGGTATCTGCCAGTCTACTTTTGTTGGATGATCTGCAGTTGAAGCTCTCTTACTCATCTTCTTTCGCTGGTAGAATAAATAAAGGCTCAGATGCTTTTACTTCTACTTTATCTGTTTTTGTAAATCCTGCACGATCTAGAATGTCTTTAGCTGCTAACATCTTTTCTTTTACACCCAGATCAGTAGGATCTGCCATAACAGAGAACATAGTATACGCAGCTTTAGTAGAGGATTGTGCTATGAATTTCTTTGTAAGCTCTGCAATCTCGTCTGTCAAGGCATTAACGATACCTGAAGTAGAAACACCTTCAGCGTATCCTGCAAGCTTCTTAGCAGTCACAGGGTCTCCTTTGGCCTCATCAAAGAGGACATCAAGAAACTTTTGCTGCTTTTCTGTTAGATTTCTTGCCATTTGATTTCCTGTCAGTATTCTCTGCTATTCTTTTGTAGGTTGTTATAATAAGTATCTTACCATTTTTGTCATATACGTGGTACTTACTTCTAACCTTTTTTATCATACTGTTAAGTAAAGTATAAACCCTAAAATACTTACACCTACTATAAACATTAAAATACCTAATGTCCAAGTAATTATAGTTTCTTGTAGTTCAGCCTTACGATACTCTTGCTCTTTCTTTTGCTTTCGTATCTTTCCTTCGATGGCTATTAGCTCATCCCAAGCTGATGGCCCCATCGTAAAGCTGATATAAGACTTGAGTTCTTTTCTCATGGACTCTGCTTTACGTTTGGCTGCAAAAATTTCCATAGCTTCTGCTTCGACAGACCCTCCCAGTGATTTCCACCAAGGGGGGTTCTTTGCTTTCTTCTCAGCTTGGCCTAGATCTGCCATATGACCTGCCCACTGCGTCAGTTGACTGGACATATCCTGCAGATCCTTACCAACAGCAAAGCCTTTCTTTAAGGCATTGAAGGCGACTGTAGCCCCACTAATAATTGTAACTGGGTCCATGAGTCTCCTCCCAAAGAACTCACTTCAAAAGAAGTTGGGCATAAATCATCTGGATCTATATAATAAACTCTTTTTCTTAGTTCTGATTTACATTGGTAGTGACAAACCCTTACAAAAGTATTTTGGTTACTTAACCAAGCATGTGTAAGGGTTGTAAACACTAATGTACAAATCATTTGCCTTCTTGAACTACTCTCTTAATATCACCTCGACCAATACCGATATCATTCAGTTCTCTGTCTGACATTCTCCAGAGGTGCATTTCAGCAATACGAGCATTTGCTTGGGCTTGTCTTGCTTCAATCATTTTATTTAAAACTTTGATAAACCAATTTTTCATTTTACTACTCCTATGTGTTAGCCCTAACTGGGCAGGAGTAGTTATATGTTATTAGTTATACTACACTATTATAAAAATTGCAACCCTGTTACCCTACTGG